GTCTTGTGCAAAGCCTTGTTTTACAAATTGTTCTGCTACTGTGTTTTTACCGGATCCTATGAATCCTACAAGTCCAATGATCATATTATTATATTACTTGAATAAAGAGGTTTAGTCAACCAATTTTTAAATTATCCAATGACAAAAGTCAATGGATCTTCGCCTGTACCGTATGTGTCTATTTCTCTTTCAAGTCTTTCTATTGTGGCTTGGGCTTCGGCTTTTAGAGCATCACCATTTAATGATACTGATCCTTGAGCACCTGGTAAACTTGAATATTTTGATCTTGCTTCACCCAACATCATTTTACACTGTGCGAGTGCATAATCTCTTATCCAGGGTCTGCTGTATCTTTGTGTTATCAATGTATCAGCTGTTCTTTCCATATAGACTTGTAACAGAACAGTTTCTTCAGCTCTAGGTCTTCTCATTAAAATTAACTTATTTGATTCGGTGTGATATTTAAAATTTAGATATCCACCAAATAATCTACGTACAACTTCTTGGTACTGTGCAAATGCGTCCCAAGTCATTAGTCCACCAATTCTACCACCTTGTAAAAAATAAAGGTTAGTGTATGCTAGTTCAAATGGATCTAGATCAATACTGTTATTTGAACCTGCTACACTTCTTCTAAATATTTCTCTTACTTCGATCACTTCTTTTGGTAAAGTGTATTCGTTAGTATCTGCTAATATCTTAAGATATATGTAGGATTCCTCAGTTGAATTAGAACTTCTTTGTCTGAATCTATCTACTGCAAGATCAATACCTTGTTCGTAGTGTTTAGGATCTAGTTCAACGTCAACCATACCATCACCAAGGATAGTACGCATTTCAGTGATTAATTCCTGTCTTTTTGTTTGCTGTGTTGCCATCTTACTAGTATTTAGTAAAGGCGCACTCTTTTCAATAAATACTTTAAAGCACTGTAAAGGAATAATATGCCAAGACTCAGTTTATGGAAACCAAATAAGGGTAATGATTATAATTTCGCTGATCGTACGATTAAAGAACACTTCTACGTGGGTGGTACGGGCGTCTTTTTACACAAATATATAGGTCCGCATACACAAACTAATAGTGATAGTAGTGATCAACCTACTAACAGTATAACTAGTGAATTAAATGTACAAGACGTATTATTTGGCGAAAACAGAGATAGAAAATATGATTCAGATGTATTTGATTTACGTGGTGTATACAGTGTACAAGATCAGGATTTTGATCTAACACAGTTTGGATTGTTCCAAACTAATGACACAATATTCATAACTTTTCATATAGGCGATATGATGGAAAGACTTGGTAGAAAAATTATACCAGGAGATGTTTTTGAATTACCACATCAAAATGATGATACAAGAATTGAATCTGCTAGTATCACATTATCAGCTAAACCTTCCAAGAAATTTCGAAAAGGTGAAACTATAACAGGTGGTACTTCTGGTGTGACTGCAACAGTAGTAAGTTATAATCACGAAGCTAAAACAATTAGAATAACTCCTATCGCAGGAGACTTTGCACAAAATGAAACTGTAACAGGTGACAAAAGTAGTGCGAGTGCAACCGTGACAAGTTTTACTCCAAAAGAAAATTTAACAATTAATAAATTTTATGTTGTCGAAGATGCCTCTAGAGGTCAAGAAGGATATGATCCAGGTTGGTGGCCACACATATGGAGATGCAAAGCAGTGGCTATGCAAGACACACAAGAATTTAGAGATATATTGGGTAGCGGTGAAGAAGCAGATGATCTTAAAAATATTATTTCAACTTATCAATCTGAGATTGATATAAATGATGCTGTAATAAACGAAGCAACTAAAAACGTTCCTACAAAAGGAATGGATGTTGGACATCTATATACCAATGAAGTTGACTCACACAAAATTTTACCAAAAAACCAAGATGGTAAACCAGGAAAAGGATTAACAATCACACATACTGGAACTTCATTTCCACCAAGTATACAAGAAGGACAATACGTTCTGCGTGTTGATTATGCTCCTAGTAGATTGTTTAGAAAAGAAGGAAACAGATATATCAAAGTTTCAGAAAACTTTAGAGGAACTTATGTAAGTTCAAACACAGGTCTAGACGGATTTATCAATAATGAGTCAAGCTCAAACGTAACAGCTGACAATAAAGAAAGACAATATTTAAGTAAGGTTATAAAACCTAAGGCGGATTAATATGCAATACTGGTATGATCAACAAATAAGAAGATATATTTTACAGTTCATAAGACTGTTTGATTCTTTTCAAATTAAAACGGGTACAAAGAGTACATCAGACTCAGAGAGCTACATTAGGGTGCCTGTAAGGTACGCAGATATGTCAAGAATGGTTGCACATATACTCAGACACAGCTCAGAAAATGTGATGAATTCTGCACCGTTTATTAGTGCTTATATTACAAATTTACAAATAGCAAGAGACAGATTACAAGAACCAAGGTTGGTTGATAAAGTTCAAGTTGCGGAAAGAAAATATGATAATTCTGCAAAAGAATACATCTCTGAAATAGGAAATACATACACTGTTGAACGTCATATGCCAGTTCCTTATAATTTAAATATGGCTGTTGATATATGGTGTTCTAACACAGATCAAAAAATGCAACTAATGGAACAAATATTAGTGTTATTCAATCCTGCAATAGAACTACAGGCAAACGACAATCCTTTAGACTGGACCAATATCACAAACGTAGAATTAATTGATATTGTATGGAGTTCTAGAGCTATGCCACAGGGTGTTGACACACAGCTGGACATTGCGACATTAACTTTTTCTATGCCAATATGGTTAAATCCTCCGGCTAAAGTTAAAAAGCAATCAATAATTAAACAAATTATTGCAAGAGTCAATAGCACAGATTCAATCGACGACTTAGACTATGATCCAAGATTTATGGATTTCTTTGAAAACTTTTCAGGGCAAATAGGCACCATAGTTGTTACTCCTGAGAATGCACAAATTAGTGTAATCGGAAACAATGTGAGTTTGCTAGGTGCATATGGTAAAAACGATTCAGAAAAATGGAAAGAGTACCTAGAAGGTTTTGGTGAACTACAACCTGGTATCAGTAAATTGATACTAAGACAGTCTGCAGACATAGAAGACTCATCAAATGATGTGTTTGGTACTTTAGCTTTCCATCCATCTGATTCCAATCAACTTGTCTTTACACTCGATAGTGCTTCTTTGCCATCTAATACTTTAACAGCAGTAACTAAAATTATTGATCCAGAAATAGTTTATCCTGGAAACACTTTACCGGCCGCAACTAGTGGCCAAAGATACTTGTTAGTGAATCCAATACCAGTTGGAAATGCTTCTTTCGGTAGTACATTTACTGCTGAAGCTAATGACATTATCGAATACGACGGCACTAATTGGAGTATATCTTTTGACAGTAGCAGTGTTGTATCAACGCAATATGTAACTAATGCTAATACAGGAACACAATATCGTTGGACAGGAACACAGTGGATTGACAGTTACCAAGGACAATATAAAAATGGTTTTTGGAAATTAGAACTTGCATCTTCTTAATAAATTTAATACAATAGTAGAATGTATAAAGCAGTCGGAACAACATTTCTGTCCAAAGAGACAGGTAGAATATTATTAAATCTTCGTAGTGGTAAGGTAAAATATCCACATACCTGGAGTTTCTGGGGAGGTAAGATTGAAAAAAATGAAGAAGTGTTAGATGCTTTAAGACGTGAATTGAAAGAAGAAATGGGGTTTGTTCCACCTATGCAAAAATTAAATCCTTTAGACACATATACTTCAAAAGATAAAACTTTCATATATTATACATTTGTTATACTAACTGATAATGAATTTATTCCTACACTTAATCACGAAAGCTCTGGATATGCTTGGGTTGACATAGCGAAATATCCAAAACCATTACACGATGGTGCAAACGTAACATTAACTAATAGAAAAAACATATCAAAACTGAAACAACTGCTACAATCACAGACTACTACTAGTAAATAGTTAGTATGAGCAAAGTATATCACATTAACCAAATGCGAATGATTCGTGATTTAAAAGAGTTCGATCGTAGTGGAAAAATATCTAACTACATAGTAACTTTTTTACTGAAAAATAGTATTACCAAGAAGAAATTTTATATATTCTGTGAAGGTATGAGTCGGACGGAAATGAAAGAGTACTACGGTATACTTGTTAATGCTTATCAGAAATACTTAAAGAACAACACAGAACTTGACTTACAATTAAGATATGACATTGAAGATTCATATTACATAACATCAAGTAACCTTCTTACTAAAAACGATATTTACAGCTTTCCAAATATTATGTCAAAATATAGAGAAGACATAAATCCTGTGAGAGCATTGTATTTTGAAATTGCAGAAATCAATATCAGTTTTAACTTAAAAGACGTTGATAATGATTATGTAAAAAATCAATTTAAAAATGATATCTGGTTTAAAAAATTAATGACTGACATCGAACACGATATGACTAGTCTTCGAGGTATAGAAGAAAAGTTTAATTTACTAAAAAAGAACTATCAATTTTTTACTTTTCCAATTAGTTACTATCACACACAAGAAATGATAAAAGATATGCAGAAGTGGTTAAATACTTTTACAAAGTTTTATAACAGAGTAAATGGTATTAAATCAAAATATGACTGATGTGTTTCTAATATTATTTTTAATTTCAACTAACATAACTGAAGCAAAGATATATGGTGTGCCTCAGATGTACAATAAACAAGAAACAAAATATGAACGTTGCTTGTTAAAGAAAATACAAAAAGCTGAAGATAATAACGGTTGGTTATGCATATATCAAAGACAAAATCGAAAAGAAAAAGATGTTATCGTTAGTCAAGGAAATCATTCCTGTCCTAAAATGATTCAGTGTAAAATAATTAGATAATTTGTATTAAACTACGCAGTTGATAAGTCTTACTAGATTCTCTGTATCATCATCTTCGATGCATTTTCCAATAACATAAACACAATTCGTAACGCCTGGGTGTGCTTGTCCTACACCTGGAGTATCACTTGAAACAATCAAGTCACCTTTCCTAACAGGACCAATGACATTAACAGGTATTTTTCCTCTTAATGCTACTGCAACTGTGTTGCCTTTTTGATCTTTATTCATCAAATATGCAGGCTGTCCTGATACAACTCCTGCAATTCTATGATCTAATGCTTGGGTTGATTGTGTTACTTCTTCTGTTCCACCAAATACTAGCACAGTACCTACTTCATACTCGCTGTCAGTGACATAAAGCTCTGCCAAGTCAGCATACTGAGCCGTTGTTGCTGTAACGTGTGCTGTTGCCGCCTCTATGTCTGCTAGTGTTATGTCTGCAACTACTGTTGTTGAACTTGTTATACTCGATGAAGTTAAAAACTTAAATCTATCTGAAGACTCTTGCCATATCATACCAGCGTGATCTTCGGAACTTCCTCTTTCAATTAACACACCTGCGTCAGTTGTGTTTGTTGAATTATCTCCGGCATTTCTATTCAAATATATTAAAGGATCATCAACTTCTAACTGTGTTACATCAATTGTAGTAGTTGTTCCATTGATGTTTAAATTTCCAGAAATTGTTAAATTACCACTGAACTGTGCATTACCTGTTGTGTTAATGTTACCTGTTCCAGTAATATCGTTGCTGTTTAAATCTAATGATCCACCTAGCTGTGGAGTTGTGTCTTCTACAACATTTAATAAACCAGTGTCAGTGTCTGTTCCAACTACCCAACTCGATCCATCATACTTTAATATGGAGTTCGTAGTTGCTCCTGACGTGTTAACATCATTGAGCTCACCTAGTGTATCTTTTGTTTGAATTTGTGAAGCAACATATGAGTCAACGTAAGATTTAATACTGCTTGATGTTGCTATTGTTGTAGCAGATGCTGAACCAAATGAACTATCATTTAATACTGCTGATCCTGTGACCTGTGTGTTAAGTACAGCATTTGTATACTGTTTATTTGTTAAAGTATGTGTGCTAGACGTTGTAATAATATCACTATTGACAACTGGTCTTGTTGCTATAATATAGTTTTCACTTACACCACCTGTATTGTATACTGGGTTTGGTGTCAGCGTACCATTTGTGCTTGATGCATCATAATGTATTGAATAAGTGTGTGCGTTTGTATCAATTGATTCATCGTATACGTTAAAACTAGCTTGTTTCTTAACGATAGCATTTGTAGCCTCATATTCTGTGTGTTCCGCTAGTACTTTCTCTCCTGCAATACCTTTGTTTCTATATAATCTAACAAAGAACCCTGTGCTACCCGATGATGATTGTACTGTGTATCTAACAAAAGATTTAATTTCAATTTTTTGCGAAGCCGCTGTGGGTGTGATTGATGTTGATAAACCTGATGCCGCTTCACTTGTAAGTGTAGAACCTGTCAAAGCTGTTGTCGATGTATCGTTGTCTACTTGTATGTCACTAACTGTTACAGCAAGTGTTCCTGGTTTCCAATAACTGTTTGAATTATCCCAAGTAAGTATCTGTCCATCAACTGGTGTTGCATTGTTAACATTAGATAAACTTGCTAGGCTGGCCGCTGATACTCTGGCATCTGCTCTTG